AGTGCTGCACGGCGGCCCTTGGCATCAAGAACGGCACGCTCTATGTGTGCTCGACGCCAGGCATGGAGCCAGCGGGCTACCTGTACCGAATCTACACCGACAAGCAGCTTGAGTTCTCGCGTCACTTCCTATCCTTGCGCGACAACCCAGCATGGAAGGACCCGGAAGCCTACCTGGCGAAGGTTCGGCGCCAGTTCGGCTACAGCGAGTCAGACCCGAGTTACCAACGCGAGTGGCTTGGTAAGTGGGTCGCGGATCTCTCTCGCCGCGTGTATAAGCTCGGCGACGACAACGCGATCGACGCAGCACCGGCGTGTGATTTCCATGTGATGGCTGTGGATTTTGGCGCTACCGACGAGTCGGCGATCTGCGTGCTCGGCTGGAAGGAGAACGAGCGCACGCTTTATTGCGTCCACGAAGAAGCCGAGGGCGAGCTCGACATTACCAGCGTCGCCGAGCGCGTGAAGGTGCTACAGGACAGGTACAAGCCGCTCGTTACCATGGTCGACGGCGCCGCCAAGCAATCCGTGCTCGAGCTGCAGAACCGTCACGGCATCCCGCTCGAAGCGACCCCGAAGGCGCCAGGCTACAAGCCCAAAGCAATCGCGCAATTGAACGCGGACTTCAAACGCGGGTCCGTTCTGATTCCGCGCTCGTTCGACGTCATTGGCCAGATGCGCGCGCTCCAGTGGCACGCGAAGAAGATCGGCCTCGCTGAGAATCCGGGCCAGCCCAACGACAGGTGCGACGCGTTCCTTTACGCCTACCTTCGCGCCTATCACTACGTAGAGCAAATCAAGGCCGACGTGCCCGAGTACGGCACCGACGCCTGGTTCGAGCTCGAGCGCCAAGAGATACGCGAGGCACACGAAAAGCGCTCGCAGCCGAAAGACCCGCACGACGTGTGGAGCGAGGACGCAAGCACAGACCCCTGGTGACGCCCTCAGCGCCCGTTTCTGCAGATGGCGCTCATTATCGAAGAAATCAAAGAGCTGATTGAATTTGGCCGCGCTCACGGCCTGCAGTCTCTCACGGCAGAAGGCGTTTCAATCGTCTACGGCGGGCTCGCTCCTGTCGAGGCCGACGAGCAAAGCAAAGATCTCCCGTCGTCGACGCTGCCCGAGGAACTGCGGCACTATAGCGCGCTCGGGAAAGCGGCGTTCGGCAAGGGCCGCTAAGTGGAGCACTGGTCTAAAGCGGCGCGGCTCACTGAGCACGTCACGCTACAGCCTTACCTGCAGGACCTGAAGTCACGTTACCGAGACTCGCGCCTTGCGTGGTTTGAGGTGTTCCTCGGCGCGTACACGGACCAGCAAGACGTGGCGATCCTACCCTCGCGTGCGACCACCGCGGCTAGCCCGCTGTTCAACCAGGGCGGCACTCCGGTGAACGTGTGCATGCCTGTCGTCGACACTGCCGAGGCGAAGATCGCAGGCGCAACCCGCCCTCGCCCGTACTTCAAAGGCGTAGGCGCTGACAGCTCGAAGAAGCGCAAGTGCAAGAAGCTGCAGAAGTTCATCGATGGCGAGTTTGACCGCACCGAGGCCTACCGCATCGGCTCGCAGATGGTGAAGGACGCCGGGATCTTCGGAACCGCTGGCGCCGAGCCGTACATTCGCAATGGCCGCATCTGCCTAGATCGCGTGCTCGCGTCTGAGATGCTGGTCGATGATAACCTAGCTTTCGACGCACGCCCGCGCGAGATGACCCGCGTTCGCGAGATGAGCAAGCGCCTGCTCCTGTCGTGGGACCTGACGCCGACGCAAAAGGTTGCAGTCGAATCGCTGATCCCGATCGGCACGTCGCACAACCAGTGGTCGGATCTGGTCGAAGTCTTTGACACGGTATGCCTGCCGAGCGGCGAGCGCGATGCCAAGGGCAAGCTCAAGCCCGGACGCCGCGTGATCACTGTGTTAGGAACCACGCTCAAGTCTGAGGATTGGGAACGCGAGTACTTCCCGTGGGTGATCTTCCGCTGGTCCGAGATGCCCACCGGATTCTTCGGCCAAGGGCTGATTCACCAGGTGCTTGGCATCCAGCTCGAAATCACGCGCTGGTTCAAGAACATCTCGAAGTCGCTTCACCTGCTCGCGAACCCGCGCGTGATTCTCGCGAACGGCGGCAACGTCGACCCGCATCACATCACGAACGCATGGGGTACGATCCTCAAGTACCAGCCACCGTTCAAGCCGGAGATCTGGACGTCTCAGGTTGTGCCGCCCGAGGTCTATCAGTGGTTCGAGAACCTTTACCAGAAGGCTTTCGAGCGCGTCGGTCTGTCTGCTCAATCGGCGTTTGCTCGCAAGGAAGCCGGCGTAGACAGCGGCAAGCACGCGCGCGAGCTCAGCGACATCCAAGCCGATCGACTCGCGCCGGTCTCGGTGCGCTACCAGAACGTCTTTCTCGATCTCGCCACGCGCTACATCGATCTCGCCGAGAAGCTATACGAAGCTGACGACGAGTATTCGACGGTAGTCGGAAGCGGCCGCGGCGCCGAGCGCATGCGTTACGCTGACGTGCGTCTGCCAGAGGAAGACTACTCGATCCAGATGTTCGCCACCGCGTTCTTGGCTCGCACGCCAGGCGCGGCATTCGATGACGTCAAAGACCTGATGGCAGCCGAGCTTATCGACGCTGACGAGGCTCGCGCGTTGATGGACTTCCCTGATCTACAGCGCGTCTTCGACCTGCGCAACTCGGCTCGCGACCATTATGAGCAGTGCATTGAGACGATGCTCGACAAGGGCCGCTGTGTGCTCCCTGAGCCGTACGACGGCCTAGAAAGCCTGAAGCTCGGCAAAGCGATCGTGCAGGACGCGTACAACCGCGCGCGCGTGGATGCAGTCGAAGAGTCGAAGCTCGCACTCTTCCGCCAATGGCTAGACGCGTGTGTCGGACTCATCGACGCCGCCGAAGCCGAAGCGCTCGCGAAGCAGCAACCGCCACCAGAAGCAGCACCACAGGCGCCTCCCGAAATGGCGCCACCACCGATGGGACCATAAATGGACGAGTCTGAAGAGTTCGCACAGTTCACGCAATCGATGCTGGCCTCTACGCCTGCAGAGACGCCCTCGCCTGCCGCGTCCGACACGCCAGCAGAGGTCACCACCGAGGAACCGAAGGCAGAAGCCACCGAGAAGCCGCCAGAAGCACCGAAGGCAGACAAGCCCGAAGAGAAAAAGCCGGTCGACTGGAAGGAACTAGCCGCGAAAGAGAAGGAGCGCCGCGCCCAAAAGGCCGCCGCTCGCGTCAATGCCGAGAAACAAGCTCGCGAAGTCGAATCGCTGCGCCAAAAGGCGCAGAAGCTCGATGAGATCATGCAGCTTTCTGGCACGAAGCGCCTAGCCGCGCTCGAAAAGCTCGGCATGACGCTCGACGATGTCAATACGGAGTACATCCGCGACCTCGAAGAGAACCCGAATAAGCCATCACCAGCCGCGCTTGCCGCCGAGAAGCGCATTGCGCAGCTCGAAGAGAAGCTGAACGCCGTCCTACAGAAGGACGAGCAGGTAAAGGCCGAGCGCGAGAAGGAACAAGCGCAGGCCACGCGCGCGAAGATTCAAGGCGAATACGAAACAAAGGCGTCTGAAGCCATCAAGGCGAAACCGGACGATTACGAACTTCTAGGCAAACACCCGAAGGGCTCCGAGGTGGTTTTCCATCTCATCGCTGCCCACTACGCGGAGACGGCGACGTTTGACGAAGCCGGGGAACTTATCGCGCCTGGTGAAGAGCTGGACGTTCACACTGCATGCCGCCGAGTCGAAGAGGGATTGCTTGAGCAGCTGAAGCCGTACGCGGAGTCGAAGAAGTTCCGCAGCGGTAAATCTGCCGACAGCACCACGCTTGCCGGTGACGTGCGATCTCCTGCGGCGAGAGCCGAGCCGTCAGCAGACGACGACAACGAATTTCTAAACACGACTCTCAGACTCATTAAACAACAATCGGCTTAGCCGAAAAGGATTTCCTAAATGTCTTCCACGATGAATAGCACGCTCTTTGATAAGGTCCTGAAGGAATGGTACGCGCCCGGCAAGCTTGAAAGCATGTTGTTCAAGCAATTTCCTTACCTGGAAAAGGTAAAGAAAGAGAAAGCGGGCGGTAAGTACTACGTCCAGCCAGTGCTTAACGGTGCGAACGTTCGCCGCTCGGCATCGTACGCCTTCACCCAAAACAGCATCACCCACGTCGCTCCAGCAGTGGCCTTCCATGTCCCGTACATGGAAGATTACTGCACCGTCGCCATCAGCTCGAAGCTGTGGCGCCAATCCGAGAGCGATCCGGGCGCGTTCATTAGCGCGTTCAAGCAAGCACAAGACGCCGGCATTGCAGCGCTGCGCAAGTCGCTCGCGCTGAAGCTCTACCGCTCGGGCTCTGGCAACATCGGCCAGCTTGGTGGCAGCGCAACCAACGCGACTGTGCAAGCGCTCAGCAACCGCGCTGACGCGTTCAACTTCGAGGTTGGCGATATCGTCATGGCATCGGTCACCACGACTGACGGCGGCGCAATCCGCACCGTTGGCTCTGGCTACACCGGCGCGACCATCGCAGGCATCCAGGACAACGGAACCACGGCCTCGCTCGTATTCACCAGCGTTCTCAACACAGCAATCACCGATGTGCTCGGCTCTGACTACCTCGCCAGCAACTCGGGCGACTGTCAGAACGGCGCAACCACTCCGGTCGTTGTCACTGGCTTGCTCGGCTGGTCGCCAGCAACCACTGCGTCTCTCACTGTCGCATTCTGCGGCGTGACCCGCTCGACCGATGAGCGTCGTCTGCGCGGACAATACGTCGCGAACCCATCGAGCAACCCGATTGACGAGCAACTGCAGAACGGAATCACGCAGCTCGTGTCGCTCGGCGGCATGCCCGACTCGATCTTCATGAACCCGCAAGACGTTCTGCTTCTGCAGAAGGTCGCGAGCGGCAAGGTGATGCGCGATGCCGGCGGAAATGCCAAGTTCGGCTTCAAGACGGTGATCTTCGCCTCGAGCTCGGGCGACATCACGGTCTACAGCGACCCAGCCTGCCCGCAAGGCACAGGGTTCATCTGCGACATGTCTGGCCACAAGGTCGTCTCGCTCGGCGAGCCAATTGGTGTCCGCAAACAAGGCGACGCAACCACGGTCCGCAGCCACGCCACGCTCGACGCGTGGATCATCGACTGGATGTCGATCACGAACCTCGTGATCGAGAAACCCGGTCAACAGCTTTGCACCGTGGCGCTCTAATAGTCTGACCAAAGGAGAAAACTGATATGGCATCTCTGAAAAACAGACGACTAGAAAACGTAACCACCATGGGGATCGAGTCTGTGCTCATCCCTGTAAGCTGGCAGCTCAACGGCGTTAGCGCCGCACTCTTGCCGCAAGGCTTGCAGTGCACGATCGCTCGCAGCGACACTGGCCTTTGGACCGTCACGCTTCCTGCTGGCTTCCCGAGCACGTCGGCGGTGCTCGTCGATCGCCAGGTCATCGGGGCGAAGGGCGGCGGAGCTGTCCCCGGGATCCAGGTCGAGGCGTATGGAACGCCAGCTAGCGGCACCTTCGGCGTGCGCGTGATGACACAGGGCACCACCACGCTGATCGACCCGGCGGCATCCACCACCGTGCGCATCAACTGCCTGCTGATTGCCGCGGCAGCCGGCACGCGGTCACGGAGCGCGTAATGGAAGACGATCCAAAAAAGCTCGCCATGCTGATCATGGCAAAGGGCAAAGGCGGCGGAGAAGCGAGGGGCGAGGCCGAAGACTTCGACGAGGGCGAAAGCTCGAGCGGAGCCGATGCGTTTTCCGAGGCCGTCAAGCTCGCAATGAAGGGCGACAAGTCCGCGGCGTTTGATGCGCTGAAAGTCGCCGTCTCATCGTGTAGCGAGGATTACGAATAATGGCGGTGGTCACCCTGCAGCAGCTCGATGATCGTGTGCGAGAGCGCGCGGATCAAGTGTACGCGTCGACGATCACGACGAGTGAGATCTACACGTACATCAACAACGCAAAGCGCTACGTCGACGATCTGCTTACGCGCTGCTACGGGGAGGACTACCGCGCTACCTCAGTGACGTTTACCGCTACGGTGGGGGCCGAGAACCACTCGCTCTCGACCCTCACCAGCGGGACGTTCTACAAATTGCTTCAGCTCTCAGCCACGGGCTCGAACGGATTCGAAGACTGCAAGCCGTACTCGTGGAAGGAGCGCAACGCACTGCGGGCAAACAGCGTCACGCTGCAACCTGGCGACGTCTACCGGTACAAAATCACCGGCGACAATCTCTCATTGCTACCGATTCCGCGGGCTGCCACTCGAATGGAAATCGTGTGGATCCCGCAGACGGTGGCCATGAGCTCGACGACTGACAGCTACGACGACGTCAACGGCTACTCGCAGCTCGTGGTGCTTCGCGCTGCCTACGCCATCAAGGACAAGCTAGAAGAGGACGTGACGGCGCTATCCGCGGACATCCAAGCGGAGGAGGCGCGCATCGTGGCAAGCGCTCCTAATCGAGACGCCGGAGAGCCTGCCTACGTTCAGGACGTGCAAGAGTCGTTTACCTATCCCTGGGTGGTGACGCGGTGAAACTGCGGCACTGGCCTGTAATGGGTGGTGCGATTCAGCCTGTGCTTGACGAACTGCAAGCGCTGCTCCGCAATGGATTGATGTTCAAGGACAACGTCGACTGCTCGATCATCACCAAAGATCTAGTGCACGGCGAGGAAGAAACGTTTTCTGTTGGATTCAAGCCGATCGGAGTCTACGCACTTAAGAGCGAGGCGGTTGACGATGGCGAGCGCTATGCTGTCTCTGCTCTGGACTGGCGAATAGTAGATGACGCAACGATTGGCGTCACTGCGCGTTACGCCGCCCCTAGCGGGCACGTTGTCGTCGAAAAAACCGCCAACATGTCCGTGGCGCACAATGCTCGAACGGCAATGCAGTGGTCAGCAGTGAAGTACCAGGAAGGAACCGCGATATCGTGGTCGTCTGGGGCCAATACCAGGCTAACGTTCTCGCAGCCAGGTCGCGTGCAGCTTTCTACCGACATCATACTTTATGACACTGCGGCTGGTGGTCATCGCGAGACATACTGGCTAAAAAACGGGGTCACCGCGAATTATCTCGGATACGACCTAACGCCTGGTGGAGTTTATGCTGGCACGTCAGGAACCGGAGACATCACCGTTGCATCTGGCGACTATGTAGAACTGTACCTGTATCAAAATCAAACCGCTGTTGCTGCGCTGAATGTCCTAGGTGGAGCACCGAACCCACCACAAGGGATCGTGCGCTACGTCGCACCTCCGCTCACCGCAACCAACACCGTCACCTTACTTTGCGTGGGTGGATAATGGCTCTAGAAAAACAGGTCATCGACGTACAGCTACAGGGCCTCGACACCAAAACAGACTCGAAGCTGGTAGTTCCTGGCCGCATGGTGGAGCTCGAGAACGCTCGCTTTGAAAAAACTGGGCGAATCAGCAAAAGATACGGGCTCTCATCTGTCGAGTCGTCAGACGGAACAAGGCAAAAGCTTTTTGCGCTGAACGGCACAATGTATAGCGCGGTATCAACCACCACGACCGAGCTCTACGGGCGCGACGGTTCGACATCGCTCGGCAACGCAAGTCGATCATTCGGCCACCTAGCAATCCCGTCAGCGCGGTCTGATGTTGTTTGTGGCGGCGTTGGCCTTGGCATCGATTCGGATGGTGACAGATGGAACGTCGACGCCGCATTTGCTGGCGACGCGGTCGGGTACCTTTCGCGCACGCCCAACGGACTGCGGGCGCAGTGGCTCATTGACGGCGTAAATGTCACGCTGCAGACGGCTATCACCTGCGACGGATTCCGTGTTGTGAGCGGATTCGGATCGTCCACTGCAACCTACACCAGCGGCACGATTGTTTTCGCGACATACCACCGCAGCGCTGGCGAGATTAAGATCTACACAGCGACTCCGTCCGCGGCGACTCTGAGGGCGACGCTCACCGGCGTTTCTACGTCTACCGCCAACGCTCCGCACTGGGATGTGGCGCTGAAGATGGACGATAGCTCGACGATATTTGTCGTCTCTCACCAGACAGCAGCGACAACGATCAAGCTGTGGGCCGTGACTGTCTCAACGTGGGCCAGTTCTTCGACGACATTCGCAACGGGCGGAACGCTTGGAGCTCTGACGGTGTCTGCGTACAGCGACGCCCGTGTGTTTTGGTCCGTTGCTGCTGCCGTATCAACCAGGACGTACAGCGCGGCGCTAGCGAACACGCTGGGCACTACAGCCGTCAAGAGCACGACTAGCGGCGAGGACGTCCTATTCTTGACGGCGTACGCGCGCGCGTCTGGATCTGTCGACCTGGCGATTAACGGCACGGACGTACAAACGATCGGCGGGAATACCGCCATCTTTCCAGAGTTAGAGTACGTGCTTGTTAGTTCTCTGGGGGTCGCCAGCGGGGCGCTCATCCAGTACGGGATCTGGCTAGGAAGCAAAATCTACAGCTACCTGACCGGCTCTAATTATCGGACGTTTTTCGTCGGCCTACTCGGAATGCCAGTTTCCACGTCAGGCATAAACGCAGACGAACAACGGGCATTCGTGTTGCAAGAAGTGCATTCGTTCGGCATCCTAACGAAATCTCGACTCAACTACGGAACCGCAAACAGGCAGCCATATTCGTATTTTTCAGTGCTCCCTTCTACTGGTTTTCTCAAAGAGCTTCTTCCGAACCTTTTTGGGTCGTCTACTGATTTCTACATGGCCGGGCAGATTCTAGAGAGAAGCCCAGCTTTTGGATGGGCGGCAGACGGTTACCCTAAAATAGCGGTCTACGAGGCAGCCGGCGTCTTGCTGTCATACTCCGCATCTGCTGTTGATAGTGGTTATGACTACGTAGAGTGCGCCAACCAACTGCTGATCGGTGGCGGCTATCTGCAGTCGTTCGACGGCGTGGTCGTGCGCGAGAACGGCTTTCTGTGTGCTCCGAGCATTATCGACGTCACAACTGGCGCTGGCGGATACCTGGCCGACGGCACCTATTCTGCAATCGCAGTTTACGAGCGCGTTAGCGGTACGGGTGACATCATCGAGTCGCCGGTTAGCGTGCCGGTGTCGTTCACTATTTCGGGTGGTGGCGGGCTCGGGTCTGCAACATTCTACATATCAACGTACAGGCTCCAGACGACCACTAGTTGGGTCGCAGCCAAGATCACGCTGTACGTGTCCTCGGCGAACGGGCGACAACACTACGCCTACAGGACAAGCCAAAGCTTTTCGCTTGGCGACGATTACGAGACCATGATTTTTTACTCGACCGACACGAGCAATGCCGTGGTCTACACCGACACTGGAGAATCAGACTACTCGCAGCCTGACGGCCCATCGAAGCTGGTGGCCGAGTCGGATCGCGTTTGGTGCGTGAGTGGAAACGATCCGCTGCGCGTCGAAGTGTCTTCGCCTGTTACGCCTGGCTATGGCGTGTCGTTCTACCCAGACGTTTCGCGCCAGGTTCCAAGCGGAGGCGGCGATATCACCGCGCTAGCGAGGCTAGACGGCAAGCTTGTCGCGTTCAAGGAGTCCGAGTCATTCGCAGCCACCGGCGACGGACCAGACCTGCAAGGGTCAGCCGACACGCTGAGCGAGTTCGTAACGCTCCCAGTCAAGTTCGGCGCGTACAACCACCGCGGCGTTGTTCGCGCTGGATCGGTGCTTCTCATCGGTGGAACCGATCGAACCGGCCCAACTGCCAATATTTGGCAGCTAGATCCGTCAATGACTGCGACCAACATAGGCGTTTCAGTCGAATCGTTCGAGGGAGGCTATGTCCGTGATTCGTGTTTCGTGCCTGCAAGGAACGAAGCGCACTTCGCTATGTCGATCGGCGATCGCGAGCTCGTCTACAACACCGAATTTAGTCAGTGGTCTCTTAATGAGAATTGCAACATCTACGGGGTGCTTTCTCTCAACGATAGCCGTTACGCCATCGCCAAGGTCGAGTCAGCATCAAGCGGAATATACGTCGAAGCTGGATACGTCGACTATGCGACTGGCTACTCGTTGCTGATGAAAACGGGCTGGATCAATTTCTCCGGCATTCAGGGAATACAGCGCATCTATCGGATCATGCTCCTTGGCGAGCTCGCCAGCACACACACAATGCGGGTCCGCTTGGCGTTCGACTACGAAAGCTCGTTCACCGAGACGCACACCATCTCGAGCGCGAACGCGGTGCTTGGATCGAGCGGATACCAGTTTGCAGTAAGCCCACAACGAACGAAGTGTGAGGCCATTCAGATCGAGATTTCGGACACGTCGCCAACTGGCGAGAGTTTCAACCTTGCCGGGCTTAGCTTTGTGGCCGGCATCAAACGCGGCGGCGCTCAACTCCGCGCAGGGAAAAAGGTTTAAAATATGCCCACGCAAAACGAAACTCCGGAAATGGCAGCCAGACGAAAAGAGCAACAGGACGCCGCGGCGAACCCTGGCAGACAGGGTCTCAATGTCCAAAAGAGCCAAACACCATCCGGAGCCAACTTTGAGATCTCCGGGAAGAACAACGAATCGTATAACGCTCACGGGGCCGCGCTAGAGGGAATCGCCAAGGCTCAGAACGACAGACTGGCCAAGGGTCAGAGCGGGCTTCTGAGTGCTGACGAGCTCATGGCGAAAAATGACGCCACCTTCGGTCAGGCCAATGCAATCACCAACGAACAAGCATCGCGCGGTGGTGTCGAAGTTGGCGATGCGGTTTCAAATGCTGGAGGAATCGGCGGAATTTTTGGAGGAAAGGAGGTGGTCAAGCACTACACAGCCGGGAAAAGCGCTGACACCACCACCGCAGCAAACAAGGCATTGATAGATCAGCGCATCGCTCAAGCCGGTACGCGTCCTGACGTGCAAGCGCAAGCCGCTACGCTTGATCAGTCGCAGGCCGACCAATTCCGCGCCGGACAAACCGGCCTAGTTGGCATTCTCGGCAATGCAGCAGCGGGTAACGGACCATCTGCGGCTCAGGGTCAGCTTTCGCTAGCGACGTCTCAGAATATGTCAAACGCGCTCGCTCTTGCTCGCTCCGGAAAGGGCAACCAAGCCGCAGCAATGAAGCAGGCGCAGTTGCAGCAGGCGAGCATGGGACAAGACGCCGCGGCTCAATCGGCGATGCTCAAAGCCAACGAGCAACAGGCCGCACAGGCGCAGCTCGGCAACGTGCTCGCTGGTGCGCGCGGGCAAGATCTCGGCGCAGCATCAACGAACGCTGGCATGGCGCAGCAGACGAACCTAGCCAACATGCAGGCGCAGATCGAGCAGCAGAAGCAAAAAGATACGCTAATCCAACAATATACAGCGGCCGGCCTTTCGCTAGACCAGGCGCAACGGCAAGCAGAGATCCAACAAGCACAATTCAACGCGGAGCTGCTCGCACGCCAAGCTGCGGCAGACAAAGGAGTCGCGATGCAGAGCAGCCAGGCCGCAGGGCAAACGGCCGGTGCTGTCATGTCTGCAATCGGAACAGCTGCCGCCGCTCTGCCGTCAGACAAGCGCGCAAAGAAGAACATCGGTGACGGCGACAAGTCGATCGAGCGATTCCTAGACAGCGTGGCCGCGAAAGATTGGGACTACAAAGATCCCGCCAAGCACGGCGAGGGCCGGCGAACGGGGATCATGGCGCAGGACGCCGAGAAGAACAGCGACATGGTGTTCACGCACACGGACGGCGTGAAGATGCTCGACCTCGGCAAGGCGACGAGCACGTCACTGGCGGCGCTCGCGAACATCAACAAGCGCCTCCGACAGCTGGAGAAATAACATGCCTGACGACTTCGTGGGGCCGCCGCAGTCTTATCCCGAATTTGATTCGTGGGACGAAAAGAAGCACAAGTCCGCCGAGCGCGCGATCGAGATCTTGGATGGCGTGAAGTCGTTCAAGAGCGCTGGCGGTGTAGGCGTCGGCCACAAGTACAAGCCGCACTATGTCGATTTGATGCGGCGCGGCGGGCTTACTCCCGACGAGGCATCGCAGATCGCGCGCTACAAAATGTGGCGCGGCGGCAAGAACACGCCCAAAGAGCGCGTGCCCGAAGAGACGACAGAACAGATCGACGCTCGCGGCGCGCAATTCCGCGATGCACCGCCAGAGAAGCGCGCCGAGATGTTCAACGAGGCGAAGGCGCACGCTGACGACTCATACACGCGCTTTTATGACGACCTCGTCGGGCCAGGTAAGCAAGCCAAGAACGAACCAAAGAAAAAGGACGGTGGCGCGTAATGGCTGAAATGGACAGAATGCTGAAAGTCTTTCGAGACGATGCGCCGCCTAGCGCGTTTGGTCCGAAGGGCGAGGTGACGACAGAAACGCCCGAGGAAGAAGCGGCACGGCGCGCCGCCAATCGAGCGCAGGTGATGCAGGGCTCTTTCGGTGGTGCAGCGGCGCAAGTGCCTGCGCTTCGTCCTGAGCTTCCGCCTGCCGAAGGCGTGCCGCCTGTTCTGGCTGCACAGGAGGTGCCGCTAGCGATGCCTGCGCCAACTCCGCAGCCTGTCGCAGCGCCGCAAGCCGAGCCGATGCCTGCACAGCCTCCGATGGCGATGCCTGCGCAGGCGCCAGGTGCTGTGAAGCCCGCCGCGGGTGGTCTCTCGCCGCTGCTCAAAGAGCGAGACGACATCTACAACAAGAAGCTCGAACTAGTAGACACGCAGCTCAACATTGAGCGCGAGAAGAACGACCAAATCGCACTAGCGAACGAGGATTCGCGCTTTCAGCTCCAAAAGAAGCGCGAGCAGGACGCCGCAGAAGCGCAGCAGATTGCAGCCGACTCGAAGAAAGCCGCAGACGCCAGTGATAGCGCGGTGCGCGAGTTCAACATGGCGCGCAACAAGGATCCGCATGCGGACGTGAGCGTCGGGCAGTCGATCCTTGCGGCAATTGCACAGGGGCTCGGCGCGTTCGGCGCAGCCATGACGGGCGGACAGAACACAGCGGCTGCGATCGTGTCCAAAGCGGCAGACATGCGCGTGCGTAAGTGGGAGCGCGACCTAGACGAAGCCAAGGAGGGCGTGCGGCTCAAAGACAACCGCGTCGCACACTTCCGCCAGCTCGGAATGGACAAGGCCGCAGCGTCACGGGCCGCAATGGCGTCGCTGCTCGACCAAAGCGCCGAGGCTGTGGACAAAATAAAGTCGCAGTACACCAACAACGAGGTTCTTCAGCGCGCGGACGGCATCAAGCTCGGCCTGACCGAAGAGCGCAATAAGCTGCGCATTGCCGAAGAGCAGGCCGCGATGAATGCGCGCACCAGGGCCATGCTTGCGGCGCAACCGAAGCCGATGAGCATCGGCGATCAGGTGAAGATGCGCGGGTTAGAGGTGGACGTGCCGCAAGGCGACGGCTCTAAGGTGAAGTTTTTCGCTCGCAGCGAGCCCGAGGCGGCAAAGATCCGCGATGCGCAAAAGGTCGCGTCTGGCGTGAGGTCGGATCTGAACGTGCTGCGCGGACTGATCAAGGGTTCGCCTACACTGAACCCGCAGACGCGCCAGCAAGTCGAGATTCTGAACAACTCGATCCGTAAGAAGTATATCAAGCTCGATGAGCTCGGCGTACCGACGGGTAAGGATCTCGAGCTGTCGAGCGTCATCGGCGATCCGCGGTCCTGGACACAGACCACCGGGCAGACACTAGAGCTCATGGGGCGCGTCGAGTCTGACATGGCGGACAGGCTCAACAACGCATACTCGGTGCAGGGATTCGAGGGGGCGCAGTAATGGCAGCAACGGCCGACATCTTCGCACAGCAAGTTGTTGGCACACCCACGATCGCGACGAGCGAGCCAGTGGAGATGCTCGGACCGGACGGAGAGGTGAAGCTCGTCCAGGGTCGTCACGCTGGCACGATGTCGGCACTCGGTTACCAGCGAGTAACGCCAGAGATTCGCCAGCAACTCGACGACAAGGCGCGTCTAGGTGGCACGATTGGCGAGATGGCTGCGGCTGGCCTCGGCTTTGCTCGCGGCTCGACGCTCGGTCTATCTGACCTCGCGGCGCGCGGTGCGGAGAATGCCGGCATACTGCCCGAAGGCACGACCGAGGACATCCGCAAGCTCAAGGAAATCAACCCCAACGCATCATTGGCCGGTGAACTGACCTCGTTCATCACGCCGGGGCTCGGAGCCATCAAGGCGCTCGGCACGGCGGGCAAGGTGGCGCGCGGTATGGGCGCTGCGCAGGCTGCGGTGGGTGGCGTCGGCAACGCGCTCGGCAAGGCCGCAGCGAAGATCACCGGCGAGCAACTCGGGCGATACGTCGCGCCAGCTGTGCGGACGGCGGCCGAAGCGGCGATCTTCCAGGCCGGGCAAAATATCAGCGAGAACGTGCTCGCGAACAAGGAGCTAACGGCGGAAGCCGTGCTAGCGAACACAGGCGAGGCGGCGATCCTTGGCGGCGGGCTCGGTATCGGCATCCCGCTCGCACTTCGAGGCGCTCAGCGTGCGGCAACCGCAGCTCTCGACTCCGCTCCTGCTCAGTGGATGGCCACCAAGAGCGGGAAGGCGCTGGCTAAGTTTCTGGATCCGCAACGCGCGGCGCAACTCTATTCTGGCGCAATGAGTAAGCCGAGTCTGTTTCGCGATACCATCGAAGGCAAAGGCTTTCGCGAGAACGTAAAGCACCTATGGGACGAGGGGTTTTACAAGCGCGGCTCGGTTGATTTCGACGAAGCGACGGGGAAGATCATCCAGTCGGCCGGCGGCGGCGTTCCAAGCCAAGAAGCCATGTATCAGCGGCTTATTGCTATGCGAAAAAGTTTTGGCGAGGCGATTGGCAAGGCAACAAGCGAGGCAGACGACGCTGTGCGAGTGGCTCGCGGCATGGCTCCTGGCGAGCGATTAGCAAACGAGGCGATCGAGAAGTCGGCGATACCCAAAGCGCCAAAGATGACATCGCTGCGCGACGCGTGGAAGAAACTAGTCAACGATTCCGGGGTAGATGGGTGGGAAACCGGGAGGGCTGATCTCAAGTACGAGGAATGGCTTGGCGGTTTTCGTAATGGCAAAAAACCAGAAGCATTCGAAGGCGGATTGCTCGATCATATCAACGAACGATTTAACCTCACGGGGTCGAAGCGCGTTAGCGGGGCGCGCGAGGCTTTTGAAAAACTCATGGATGGATCGCGTGAGTGGTCGAAGGTCGAGAGCATCCTAGACGACCTGCGCCAAATACCTGGTCTCGAGCGTCTTCGTCTGCCTGATGACATATCAGAACAACTCATGGCTTCTGCTGGTGACGATTTTCTTTTCGGTGCGAACGTCGAAAAGGCGGCGTCGGCGACCGGGTGGGCAAAGGAAGACTCAGAGATCATCAGCAAGCAGATCGCCAAGTGGCGCACCAATCGAGAGATCACAGAGCACCAGTCTGAGTTATTCAACGAAGTGGCTAACGACATATCCGCGGCTGTCGATGCTTCTAACGGATCACTGACTGCGCTTCATGATCTACGCATGGGCCTAGATAAGAGGGTCGGCGGCGAGAATTTCAAGCGATTTTCAGATCAGGACGTCGAGCTCGTGAAAACGATTAGGGGCATCGTCTCCAAAAAGATTGATGCCGGCATGGTCGAGCTCGCAGGGCAGGGAGTCGTTGGCAAGGAGGCGGCCGAGAAGTGGCGTCGCGTCAACAGGACATTCGGCGCGATTGCCGACGTAATGCCGCAGTTAGACTGGCAGGTCGCGAGGGCAGAATCTAACGTGAATGTCGGCGGCCTGCGCTGGCGAGATCTTCTCGCTACTGCCACCGGCTCGAGCATGGGCGGGGCTGCGTTTGGGCCGGTCGGCGCCGTCGTCGGCGGCGGGCTGGGACTCGCAAACAGAGCACTGCAAACGGACGCTGGTCTTTTAATGCGAGCTGAACTGGGCGAGCGCATGGCATCGATTGGCTGGCTGCAGAAGTCGACAGAAGCGGCCGAAAAGAATATCGCCAGGAGCGTCTCTGGCTTTCTCAAGGGCGTCGACGCTGCGGCAATTGGCGGCGCTGTTTCCAGTCGTCCGCAACTTGCCGGTGCGCTCGCGGCATCGGATGCACTCACGCCAGACGTGCGCCAGGGCAATGACGCGCAATGGTTCGCCGACACGTCTGGCCAGATTGCTCGCGTGATGGCTGACCCGGAGTCGTTCGCCGAAGAGCAAGGCGCGCGCCTCGGTGCAATCGTCGACCACGCGCCGCAGACGTCTGATGCGATCATCTCGAAGCAGCTTCAGATCTACAGCTACCTAGGCGAAGTGATGCCGAAGAACCCTGGGCGGCCTACGTCGATCCTTGCGCCCACGTGGCGGCCGAACGAGTACCAGATCAACGAGTTCCGCGACGTCGTGCGGGTGGCTCGCAAGCCGCTCAGCATCCTGCAGGACCTGCAGCACGGCACCGCTACTCGCGCTCAGACGAAGGCGATCCAGGCTCTCTACCCGTCGCTGTACGAGAAGATGCTGGAGCAGGTGCGCGAGCAGCTAACGAAGCCAAACGCGTCGCTTCCGTACGAGAAAGAGCTGCGCCTAGGCGTGCTGTTCCCTGGGGCCGTTCCGTCGATGACTGGCGCGTTCATTCTCTCGATGAGCACGGGAAAGGCAGAAGCAGAAGAGCCGAGCACGCGATCCGGTTATCGCGCTGGAGGAGCCGGTAAGATGAAGGTCGGCACGCGCAATTCGACGAAGGTTGACGCCCTCAGCGAACGCTGAAGTATGAGCGATCTTCAATCGGTTGCGCCGTTGTGCCTAACCGTAGCTGGCACCGCGGTGAATACAACCACCCTGGCCACCTGCGTGACTGTCGGCTTCCAGAGCAAGCCAGCAGTCCAGCTTTGGTTCACGAACACGTCAAACACGGTGATCAATGTGGTTCGTCTGCCGATCACCATCAACGGACAAGGCACCACCACGGCAGGAACAGCGGTGTATTTCACATCGATCCCGGCCGGTGGATTCAAGGCATACGACTACGGCAGCAACAAGACGCGAATCCCGCCGTGCGTCTGGAAAGCCTACGTCGACGGCACCCCAGCAAGCGGAACGTTTGTCGTAGAATACACGGCCGAGCGATGATGTTCATCAGAGAAACGCTGCGCGCCCTTTATGCTGCTCTGATCGCAATCACTCTGACCGGCGGCGGCCTAGTGCTTGCGTCTGGTGGCGGAAGCGGCGCCGCGACTGTGCTGTCTGGCTTGGTCACTGGTGACAGGCTCACGCTCACGAGCACGAGCGGGATAGCGCTAACCGCAAACGGACAGGGCGCAGGTGCTGGTCTGGTCGTCGCTGGTGGGTCCAGCAATGCAAACGCGATTACGGCAACTCAGGCAGGAAGCGGCGTTGTTGGTTCATTCACCGGTACAACGGCAAGCACACGCGGAATCGAGGTGACGACAACTAACGGAGCCGGCGCTTCTATATCGACAACAGGAACTGGAATATCTCTTATTCTTACCGGTGACGCAACCAGCCCTACTGCTGGTCATCTGCGTCTTAATGTTCTCGACACCAACCCGACGAGCTGCGCTGTTGGCGATCTATTCATGTTCACTGGCGGCGTGCTCCGTGTGTGCACGGCGACAACTCCCACATGGGTCAACGTAGGCGCGCAGTGATTCGCGTCATGCTGCTAATGCTCTCCGCTTGCGGGTCAGCAACGATCGAGCAGCCAAACACCGTCACGGCATGCGGTCTGGCCGTATCCTGCGGAGTGCTGTCAGACGAGCCTGCGTGCGTCGCGTGTCTTGAGCACGTCAACCCGGCGCTGATGCAGTTTGCTGACGATCTACCGCCGCTTGACACTGTCGACTGCGCAACCCTGGCGCAAGCCGTGAACACAACCAATCTTCCCGAGTGTGTTAGTTCGCGATGGTACGGAGGTGAATAGTGTTTGAGTGCTTTAAGTCGAAGCTGACGCGCATGAAAAAAGCGCGGCGATTGACCATTGAGTCGCAGCGCTACCAGAAGATCGCAGGCCTGTTGGGTCCTGCAAAAGACGACAGCGACGACGAGGAAAAATTCGCAGGCGCGCTAGAGCTCGTGAAGCTCGCGCAGGGCGTTGAGAATGCCTCCTGTGGCTGTGATGTTTG